CTCATAAGACCATCAGCATTGAATCGTACTTTTTGAGGCACTGGCAACATAGAACTAAGAGTGTCTTCAAGACGACGCATCCAAGGAAGTAAAGTATGACGAACAAAATTGATGCCTGCTGATTCAACATTTTGATAGGTCTGATTATCTCCACCTGTGCCTGCAATAAGGTGTAGTGGGATTCTATACGCTCTTGCAACATCTCGTACGATAGATTCCCTATGTTCCATTGTGTCCATGTCGGATGCAGATGCTGTGACGGAACGCCACTTCAACCCGCCTGCAAGAACAGCAGGTCTGCGTCTTTTCCAATGTGAGTCTTCCCAAGTGTTTCTTAGGATTTCTGCTTGTTCCACTGTGACTTGCTGGTCAGTTTCTAATACCGATGAAGGTGTTGCTCCATCTCCGTAGAACTGTGCAAGGAAACGGTCAATTGCAATACCAGTACCAATAATGTTGCGAAGCGCATCTAGTGGTGAGACACCATAGGCTTGGTCGGGAAAACGAAGCCACGACATGTGATACATGTTCTCAGGGTCTAATCTAGTTTTTCCGTAAGAGTAAACACGGTCTCCGTTGTCATCAATTACAGCACTAACTAACAATGGGTGCAGGCAACGCATTTCAATTGGGGCTTGCCCTGCGTTGCGTGGTGCAAAAATAAAAGCATTGCCATGAAGCGCAAGTGTGGCAATGGTTTGGTGAACGAACTCAAACATGTTTTGTTCGTCATTCGGTTTTATAAAAACACTAGGAACTGGAAGTTGTTGGATAGTCCCACCGACATCTCGATAAACCTGCAAAGGCATTGTGGCGATTGAGTCTGCTAATAGCGTGACAGCAGATAAAACAGCAGTAGATGAAACTGCAGTTCGTTCTGTGACTATTTCTCCTGAGTAGTTAGGAAACGGTGGTCGGGCAGTGATTTGATTGGCATCAATCGTAATTGGAAGTGCCCGAAACTCTCGGCGAATAATACTCATGCTGACAATGCTCCACCTGCGATAAGAAGTGCTCCAGTAACAATAAACCCAAATGGAGTCCAAATAAGGAATGCTCCAATAGAAACTAGGACTGCGCCAATTACTTCAACTGTTGATGTTATGTTTTGTCTCATTGACCTCACCAGACTGGAACGACACTAGGGCTATTATACGCATCAGGTTTGCGTGTCGCTCGGTCAAGAGCAATAACCATTGCAATACAAGCGTCAATCTTTCTACGACTTTTGCCTTTGCTTAGTCTCCACCCATTGTCCGTCATGCGTTGCGCTGCAGAAAGCACTTGGTCTGTGAAAACTGGCGAGCCGTTATGCACAATCTTGCTATTGATAATTAGTTCATAAGTGTGACCACAGGCTGGAATCATACGCTGACCACTCTGAGGGTATTCCACCATCGGAAGCCCATCGTCTATAAGGATTTCGGCAGAACGCTGAAAATAGGCAGGGTCATAGGCGAACTCTTTTATGTTGTAGTTCAAGTGGATTTCCCGAAGGTAATGCTCAATAGTCGCAACATCTACTGCCTTTTCGGATGGATGCCAAATCTTGGCTGATACGGCTACCTTCTCTCCTTGGGGCTGAGCCATAACAACAGCAATGCTGTCGTGCTTCAATGCCATGTCAATCCCTACCCAAGTTTCTAGGTCAGGGTCTATTTCCACTTCACCAGTAAGTCTTTCCCATGCGCCTGCAGGAAGCCAACTTTCCTCAGCCCTTACCCATTGGTTCAAGCGAAACCTGCGAAATGCCATCTCGCTTGACTGCCGTGCAGAAGTTTCAAGGTCGTCTTCGTCTATCAACTTGGAAGCCAAGTTTGGATTGCACTTTTTCCATACAGCCCTATCTGTGATAGAACAATCTGCTGGTGCTTCCCACCAAAAGAATCCGAAGTTCTCATCCTCTTGTTCGCCCATAGCAACAGACTTGCCGTAATCGTAAAGCCTGCCACAAAGAGTGTTGATGTCATAACCTGCTGTAGTAATTGAAACAATCATTGGGTCTACACGAGCACCCGAACCTAGCGTGAGTTGGTCATAAAGGTCATCGTTTCTCTGTACCCATAGTTCGTCAAAGATAACTAGCGAAGGGTTTAGACCAGCCTGAGATTTAGCGTCTGCTGAAAGAACTCGATACACCGAGTTGAAAGCAGGGACTTCAATAGCGTCACGATAAACCTTGCAGTGGGCAGAAAGAACTGCAGACTTCACTACTTGTTCTCGGGCTTCATTGAACACAATACGAGCCTGCTTACGGTCACCTGCAGCCGAATACACTTCTGCACCTGCCTCACCAGCGAACAGACCATAAAGCGCAAGGGCTGACCCCATTAGAGATTTGCCTTGCTTTCTCGGTAGTCCAACAACTGCACGGCGATATCGCAAACGATTATTGTCTCGGCGTTCAAGCAAAGCCTTCAATAGCCACTGTTGCCATTCAACAAACTCTAAAGGCTGGCCTGCCCTAACACCTTTAGAAACTCTTAGCCATTGACTAGCAAAATCAATAACATCATCACCGTCTGTAATGTTGCTATGGCGTTTTGTGTAATAGGTCGGCTCCCACGCCTTTTTAGGCAGTAGCCCTCTTAGTTGCGATTCTGTCACGGAAGTCTTGGATTGCGTCATTGGAGACATTGTTCATTCCTAGTCGGGCTCGGTCTGTTGGTGAGAATCCTAGCGCAGAAAGGTTTTGAGCAATCATCTTTTCTAATGTCCTCAACGAGGCTCTGTCTCTCCACTCTTGTTCCCTAAACACTTTCGTTCTCAATACTGCTCGTTCATCAACTTGCTCGCAAGTCATCATCACCAACTCAATGTCGGTATCTCGGCGCAGCCATGCACAACCTGAAGTCCAAATAGAAGTCCACAGTTGAAGTCCTGGGCCATTGTCTATAAGAGGGCGATGTGGTTTAGGTATTTCACGATTTGCGATAACAGGTATTACATCTGTTGAAGGTAGTTTTCTTCCACCCGGATTACCGATGCGAGCCTTCTGTTCAATTGGCTTGGGCTTACGCCCTCTTGTCTCAGCCATCTAATCTGTTTCCCCTGCGTGAGTTGCACGACCTATGTGCAGGCAATAACAAACTATCGGGGTTGCTAGGAACAACATGGTCTGCAGTCCATGGGTCATTGGCTCTTGCACCCTCGCCACAAATCCAACATCTACTGGCATTCATGCGCACTTCTCTTGCTCGTCTTCGGTAGTCGCCTGCGTAGTGTGGGCGTTCCTTTTTAGGCTTGAGACTTTCACGGTAGATACGACAGGAGTTACACCTTGAATCGCTAGTGACTAAGACGCCACAGCCCAAACAAGGCTTAGGAATCACGACGCTTTAGTCGGGATATGTTCACATTGGATTTCGTCAAGCAATCCTTTTGCGCCACATATGCCACATTCCACTTCCCCAAGTTCGGTAGCGATTGCGTTGTATTCAACTAACGCCATGCGCTCAGGGTCATCTGGAAGTTTATGTGGTGAGCCAACAGCAAGAATGTGATGTTCCTCAATAGCCCCAACAGCATGAGGGTGGTCACTTTCAATGAAGTAAACCTGCCCTGCGTGAGTTGGATAAATCTTAGAATCAACTGTGATAGTTCCCTTGCCTGCAATAACAATCAGCAGATGCGCCCCCGGATGCGTATGGGGTGGAAAGCCTGCTCCTGCAGGAACTGAGATGTGGTCTACACCTAGCGCACCACTACTGACTAATGGCCATGCAGTTGCTGTCGTGTTGTGCATATGCACAGTACCTTCGCCCTTGAAAGGCGTAATAGAACCATCTCCGTTGTCTGTTGCCCAATCAGCAATAATCAGATTGCCGTTTGCGTCTTTACCGTGTACTTGATTACTCATCGTTTTTCTGCCACCCATGCTGGTTTGTAGTCATCGTTGCCTGCTCGCTTTATCATCTGCCCTCTATCGAGAAGGCGACTTACTTCTTCTTTTTCCATACCCAATCTCTTTATAAGTTCGGCAGGCTCGATATTGAGTTCGTCAATAAGTTCAGTAACGATGTCTGCCATAGACATTACATAATGTTCGCCTCTTGCACGGTTATGTCTAATGGTTGCCATGCGTTGGCGAGCAGGGTCAATCTCCTTGATGAACACTACTGGCACTAGACCGTCTGTGAGTTTGGCAACATCCTTGTCTGCCGAAACAGTCCAACGGTGGAATCCATCTACGATTTCTCCGTCAAGCCGAGCGACAATAGGTTGAGTCCAGCCGTCTTCCATAATGCTGACCTTCAATAAATTGAGTTCCGTCTTAGCCATTTTGTTCGGGTTGTAATCATTTGCTTTTAGCGTGGTGCGTTCTACCCACTGAACGCTTGCTATTGGTTGGTCTTCACGACTCATCTTTTGTGCTCTTTTCTATGCTTTCTTTATATTTCTTCACCATTGAAGTTCTAGATGCCCCATCCGAAGTTGTCAATTTAGGAACAACTCTAGATTTGAAATCACCCTTAGACGCAACCTTCATAAGCATTCTCCATGAGATGCCTGTGACCGGATGTGGGGTGAAAAGTATTGGGTCAGCAGTTCTGCGATAGTGACGATTGATATGTCCTTGCAGTTGTTTTGCTACAAACTTGCGTTCTTCAGGTGGGAACTTTTCTAGTTCGGCTAGAACTTTCTGTTCCCAAGTTTCACCTTCAGCAAGGTCGTCTTCTTTCACGCCACCTTGACCTGCATGGTAGAGGGCACCTCTTGCGTATCGGGCTGCAGTCTTAGCCCCTGGCACTCGGTCGCCTAACTTATCCCATACATCAGGGAAGCATTTAGCGAACATCCACAAAGATTGCATTGGCTGTTCACCGTATGGTGGTGCGATGCGTTGAAGATGATGAGCCATGCCTGCTAACTCCATCATGTCGTAGCCTCGGTTGTAGTCCCACCCATGCAGTTTCGG